AACTTGGCAAACCGATGTTTTCATCGAGGTCTCAGAACTTGAAGCGTGGGTTGGAACTCCTGATGGACATTACACTGCGCAACGATATCCACGCCCAAATTCGACGCAGCCCAAAGTCTACGTTCGCGTCGTCAACTTAGAGCCTCCAGCTGAAACCTGGCGAGCCGTTTCCGTCGACATCACTTACGAGAATGAGAACGGTGAAACGTTCGTTGATACACTTCCATGAAGACACTTTCCGTGCGATTGAACTTCGCAAACAACGACTATCAACTGCTTCTACCTGAAGAAGACTACTACGTGTGGATTGTTCCAGACACGTTACTTCCGGCATCTGCTCCATCTGATTTTGTTCGCTATGACAGCGATGGGAATCGGATCGCTCGAGATTCGGCACAAGTGCGTGATGGAACTCCCGCTGTCAACACAACTGGAGAACTTGACAATCATAAGTACTCTTACAGTGTGAAATTACTTGCTCGTGAGCAGTGGTTTCATTTTGATTTGCTGTATGGGTCTGCATATGGTTTTATGGTTGGCAATCTTGACGAAATTATGGATCGCAAGTTTCTTGCTTACCCCGATTTGTCTCGGGCTAACACCATTGCAAAGTGTTTTACTGCTATGTGGGGAGACAGCCTGTGGGGAGCAAACGGGACTGGTTTTCCTGATCACGACAATCACATTACGGGAGAATTGACTGGTGATCCACTTCGGGCAGACAAAGTTCGAGCATTTTGCACAGATGGGTGGCGTTACAATCCGGAAGACGAGGTTGTGAATAGGCACGGATGGGAAATGTTGCGCGTTCCATACTTTGACATCGCTGGCGGTGAGAATGGGATTCCAAACGAATGGGACCTTTCCATCTTAGAAGATCCTCGGGTGGGTAGGTGCTCTAACATCTACTCGAAGGGTTCTGTTGGCGGTTTTCCCAATTACGGAGGTGTTCCATTGTACACCCCGATCGTGTGGCCACGGTTCGCGAGAAGTGATAACCCGCCTTTCTATCCAAAGTGGTATGTAATCATTTACCGTAATTCGTATCGCATGCCGATCGGTTGGAATAGGGAAACTCCCCCTCCCCAGATCCTCCCAGAGATGTGATAAAATTTAGACATATAAGCTATCATAAAATCGTGCCGCGTTTCCCTGGACGAATCCAGGGTGTCTCGGAACAAGAAGGAGGTTCGCTTGACTGACTTAAAAGACACTGAAATTGCCAATAAGAAACATGTACGCTTTATTGTGTCCCTTATTGCAGCGGGCCTTGATGACGAGCAAATTATCGCAAAATGTGAAAAAGATAAAAAGTTTACCGTAACCGAAAGACAAATCACAAAGGTTCGATATGAAAAGATCGACGCGATCCTTCAAATGCAAGAAGAGACTGAGATCAAATCTTCTCAAGTTGGGTTAGCACGTACGGCGGCTCGCATTATTGCCCTAATCAAATTATACAACAAATTAGCTCATGAATTATACGAAGAAGGGGCCATTTGGCTCATTCGTAAGCGTTCAATTCGTAACGATACTGGTTACGAGATCGTAACTGAAAAAGACTTCAACTCCTCACTCGTTCGTGAAATGAGGCTCACACTCGACGATATCGCAAAGGAAACTGGTGGAAGAATTCAACTTGCGGAAATTAAAGGTGGGGCCGGTATCAAAGCGTATGTTGGTATTTCGCCCGATGACTGGCCAGATGCTCCAGACAAAAAGGATGTTGAAAGCATGCTGAAAGTGTCTGATGCAGAGAAAAGTTGAGAATGTATTCAAACCGCTCAAGTGGCAAGTGGGACCCTGGCAAAACCTGGACCCCATCATGCTTCTTACCGGTGCGGCCGGTGGCGGCAAATCTCGAATCGCAGCTGAAAAGTTTCACGCGCTACATCTCAAGTATCCAGGTTCCACAGGTGTTGTGGGACGAAAAGATAAAACAGCCGCTAATCGATCGGTGGTCCCATTTCTCCTCCACACAGTTATGTCGGGGACGAACTGGGGAACTTTTAAGAAAAGTGAGCAAATGTTCCAGTATAGGAACGGAAGCCAGATTTGGGTAATTGGCCTTAGAGATGAGAATCAACGAGAGGCACTCCGTTCCATTGGACGAGACGGTTCGGTCGACTTCGTTTGGATGGAAGAGGCGAACAAACTCACTTTAGCAGACCACTACGAGATACTAACTCGTATGAGAGGAACATTTGCTCCTTTTCGTCAAATTATTTACTCCACAAACCCCGATTCCCCCGATCACTGGATTAAGCGTTATCTCATTGATAAAGCACAAGCAGCTGTCTTCTATTCACGCCCAGAAGACAACCCATCAAATCCAAAATCTTACATCGAGGCTCTTCAATCTCTTACCGGAGTTTACTATGAACGAATGTGGAAGGGGCGATGGGTACAAGCAGAGGGCGTCATTTACACGGAATATGATCGCGAAAAACACCTCATGGAATCCTATGTTCCCGCAGGAAGTCGCGGTTATAAATATGTACTTTCGGTAGACTTTGGCTACACTGCCCCATTTTCTGCAACACTGTGGGAGCAATCTCCTAAAAATCGAAAGCACATGGATGGTGTGATTCGACAAGTTGCGCAGATTTATCGGACAAAACGGCTTGTTGAAGAGCACGCGATTGATATCAAGAGAATGCTCGGATCCATTGTTCCGGATGCTATTGTTTGCGATCACGATGCTGAGGATCGAGCGACTCTTGAAAAACATTTGGGCATGAAGACAAAACCTGCGTATAAAGCCATTATGCCAGGGATTGAGGCTGTCAAAGCGAGGTTTCGTGACGGAACTCTCCTTTTGAACCAAAGCGCGGTGTGGCATGTGGACATGGAACTTGAAAAGGCTTACTTGCCTACTCGCACTTCTGAAGAAATTTCGGGGTACGCTTGGGACGAAAAGAAGCCAGATACCCCGCTTGGTGAAAATGATCACGGTTGTGACGAAATGCGTTACGCAATTTGTGAATTTGACGATATTTCAAAGACGACAGCCAAGATCACATCGGACGTTGATGTGGACAACATTTTAGGTAAACCGGAAACGAACAACATAGTTTATCTGTAAAGGAGTAAAAATGAGTACTGACAATTCAAACTTGGTGGCTTCTGCTCTTCGTCAAACAGATCCGCAACTTTCGTTGCTCGTAGATGCTGAAAACACGTGGGCAACAACAATAAAAGAGAGAGGGGAGCGAATTATGCTTTTCCGTCGCTATGAACGCGGCGATCACCGTGCCAACATAACAACTCAAATGAAAAAGATGCTGCGGCTCGGTAGCGATAACGCTTCTGGGACGATGGACGAATTTTGTGATAACTATTGTCAACTCATTATTGAAAAGATGGCTTCTCGACTCAAAATTGCAGATATTTCTTCAGTCGACAATAACGAGAAAACTGAGGAGTGGTTGGGTTTCATAGAGTCTTATGTTCGCACAAACGCAATTTTCGCCAGCGCATTTCGAGCGGCGGTAAGAGATGGAGATTCTTACATTTTAGTAGACCCAGTTACGCTTCGATGGGTTAGCGAGCCAGCCTTCGACGGAACATCTGGAATGGTTGCTGTCAAAGACGTTATGTCAAATGAAGTTATCTGGGCTTGCAAAGTATGGGTGCAAGGATCACTTGACTCGGTCGATTCGACAGCAATCTTGATGGTTTATCAAAAGGACAAAGTCTCATATTGGAAGGGGCAGGCCGGTTCAAACGTTGTGGAACCTTACAATATCGTTCCAACTGAACCAAGTACAGAAGGAATCGAGGGGACAGTTGTGAATACGAAAACGTGGCCAGGAGGCAAAATCCCGATCGTAACAATCACGAATAAAGTGGACAACTACTCTCAATTTGGAGAAAGTGAGCTGCGGCCGGTTATCCCATTACAAGATGTCTTGAATCGACTTCTCCACTCCATGGTGATGGCTTCCGAATTTTCAGCTTTTGTTGTTAGGTGGGCTAAAGGAATGCGACTCCCAGTTGACGGGATACAACCTGGGGCCGTCCTGAACCTCGTTTTGAAAGATAGTGATGGGAATATCATCTCTGAGCTGGATGAAGCCCAGGTTGAATTCCTGAAGGCCGTTCAAGTGGGACAGTTTGCCGGAACCGACATTTCTCAATATACAAAGCAAATTGAAACGATTGTGAAGGAGATATCTCAAACTTCAGGCACCCCCATTTATGGTATCACTGTTCAAGGCAACTTATCAGGAGATGCCCTCAGACAGCTCGAGATCGGTCTCGTCGGTAAAGTGCAAAGGTTCCAATATCAGAACGAAGTTTCAATCGAGCAACTCATTCAGCTAACTGCTGAAATTCAGAAGGCGTTTGCAACAGATCAAAACCGTTCCAAGATTCCACCGGCCCCCTCAGATTTGGACTCAATCCAAATTTCTTGGGAGTCTGCTGAAATTATGGACACTACAGCAGGCATCACTGCCCTCGTTGAAATGCGAAAGGAATCTCCCGGGCTGTGGAGTGAAGACTTTTATCGTCGCAAAATTGGGGCATACTTAGGATTGTCAAGTGCAGAAATTACAGCAAGTGAGGGGGAAGGAATGCCGGAACCACTACCCCCAAACACAGAATTGGAGGATTCAGATGGACGTCGTGATGAGTAAGAAATTCTGGATGGCGGTACGTCAAGGCCTTTTAGCGATTGTTACTGCAATCGAGGTAGAATTGGAAATTTCGCCCACAACCGCCGAGATTCGCCGTTGGTACCGCGACCAATCTTAGGAGTACTTTTGTGTTATAATTGAAATTGGTAATCTCAATGAATGCCGCTTCTTCGGAGGCGGCATTTTTTTTACCATAACCCTATCGTGGGCAGACCACGTAAAAACTGAAGAGGAGTTGAAATGAAATTTTATGATAAAGACGGAAATGAGATCTCAAAGGAAGACGCCTTAGCGGCATTCCAATCTGACATTGATGCAATCGTTGCAGACAAGTTGAAGGGATACATTCCGCAAGCTCGGTTCAAAGAAGTGAATGACAAGAAAAAGACTCTTGCGGACCAACTAGATGAAGCGAACACAGAACTAGAAACACTTCGATCCTCCACTGAGGGGAAAGAAGGAAAATTCGAGGGACTCTACAACAAGTCCAGGCTCGAGCTTCAGCGTCTTAAGTCAGTTGAAGAAAATTACGTGACGCTGGAAACAAGCTTGCAGGAGTACGTCGATAACCAGGTTTCGCAATTACCGGAAGAATTGCGTACACTCGTTCCCGAAGGGAATGCACACGCTCAATTTAGTTGGATGTCAAGAAACCAAAAACTTCTTGCGAAACCAAGCGCTTTCGACATCGGAGCAGGTTTACCTGGTAGTGGTGACGACGGTGGTGGCGATGAAGGTCTTTCTCCGGAAGAGAAAGAAATCGCTCGCCGGTTCGGGATGACAGATGCGGAATACACCGCAGCAAAAGTTAGTCCCGCCGGAAAAACTCCAGATCTGACAGCCCGAAAATCAATTTTAGAAGACTGAAAGGAGTCTAAAACATGGCAGCTCCTGCCTATACTTGGAAGTTTGTCTACGACCTATGGGGTGACCGCATTCCGAAGCGTGTCACACTGGAAGCCGCTGCAAGCTTGGAAACGAAAGTTGGAACACTCTTGACCCTGTCAAGCGGCCAAGTCGCCGCTGCTGGTGCAAGTGCCGGTTCGCTGCTTGGTCTCGCTGCTGAAGCTACTTCAGCCGCAGCCACCGCAGCCGATGCAACTCCCGTTGACTTGATTGCCCCTGGCATGGTCATTCGCGGTACCGCCGATGCAGATGCTTCTGCTCTACAAGGATTCTCCGGCAAGACTGGAGACCTTAACGCTGACGGTTCGCTTGATGTTGCTGACACCTCAAATGGGTGTCTTTCCGTTTTCCGTGTGAACAACAGTGCTGGCACTGAGGTCGATTGTGTCATCACCGAGTTCGACATGGGTCCAGTGAACTAAGGAGGATTTAGATGCCTACACCCATGACCTCAGAACAATGGGCACGATTTGTCCTCCCCATCGTTCGCAAAGAATGGTATCAGCGAATGGCTGCTACCCCGTCCCCCGTATCGTCCCTATTTGGAATTGAAAGTTCTTCCAGCTCCGTTGAATATTCACAGGGCATCGGCCAATTTGGGCTTGTTCCCGAATACGATTCGGCTGATGCTGAAGGTCAACCTGCAGCAATCGCGTACGATAGCTTCTCCCCGCTGTACGAGAAGACCTTCACTCACAAAGAATATGCCAAGGGGATGGCAATCAAGCGCAAGCTATGGGATGACGGCCGCACAGGCCTAATCCAGCGGCGTGCGCGTGATTTTGGTTACTCCTTCGGGACGACTTTGGCCACTCACGCAGCGAGCGTTTTCAACAACGCTTTTTCCACTTCATATCTCGGTTCGGATGCTAAGGCCCTTTGTGCTGATGACCATCCCAATCGTGCCGATGACACGTCAACCACGTTTGACAATAAAGGAACATCTGCTTTGTCTTACAGTGCGATCGTATCTACCGTTCAAGCTGGCAAACGGCTAACGGACGATCGCGGCAATCCCATGCCCGCCATCTACAATACGTTGGTTCTCCCGATTGAATTGGAAGCCACCGCTATTGAAATTCTCCAGGCTGTCGCAAAACCTGGTGCGGCAGATCACGATGCAAACGCAGCTCGCCTTATGACCAGTATGAATATCGTTGTAGATCCCTATCTCAGCGATGCTAACAACTGGTTCATGGTCGATAGCCTGCAATCTCGTGAACATTTGCTTTGGTTCTGGCGCGTTCGCCCAGAATTCGCCATCGATCCCTCCGGCGACTTCAACTTGGAAGCAAGGTATCGCGGCTATATGCGTTACAGCTATGGTTGGGATGACTGGCGGTTCATTTATGGGCACGAAGTAGCCTAAACTTTATGGGGGCGGGCTCGCTCGCCCCCTCAAGGTATCCTCCGCCTAGGAATGGAGGCAAGTCAATTGCGGCACCCACCGCTTAATTCTCTAAGAGATACTTAGAAAGGAGTACAAATGGGTTACACACATTTTGCGGGTTTAGACCCCACTTTATTCAAAATTAACGGAACACAAGTTACTGCCACTGCTGCCGAAATCAATGCTATGGCAGATATGTCGGGGAAGCTTGTTGCTCAGGCCGCTGGTGACTTTGCTATGACAGCTGCGGTACATGCAAATCGTACCACACTTGTGAACGATGCAGACGTCACGATTACACTTCCCGCCGCAACTGGCACTGGCAACAAGTACAAGGTTCTAATCGTTACTACGGCATGGACTGGTGGAACAATTCAGGCCGCAAGTGCCGATGACAGCTTCCTCGGTGGGCTAGTTGGCGTCGACGATGACGCTGATGCGGCTTATGCTTGGAAGGCTGAAACAAATGACGACACGATTACTGGAAACGGAACCGCAACTGGTGGCAAAGTTGGCGACTGGTATGAGTTTGAAGATGTCGCTTCTGGCTTGTTCCTTGTTACCGGATTCATCACTCAGAGCGGCGGCTCAGAGGCAACTCCATTCTCAGCTGCTGTAAGCTAAAGGAGGCCTTATGACTATCACGCCCGTAAGGCTTTATGGAACGACAGATGCCAGTGGTGATTTAAGTCTAACTAGTACTGTCACTACACTTGGTTTGGTTCACGAGGTTGAGTGGATAGATGGTGACTTTGCTGATGGTGTTGACGCCGTAATTTCTGTTGTCCGTGACGGAAACGCTGCCAATATCACCTTGTTGACTTTGACTAATGCCAATGATGACGCAACTTACCGGCCAAGAGAACCTGTCCATGATAACGCTGGTGCGGCAGTCACTTTTGACGGCACTAATGAAATTTACGACAAACCGGTTGTGAATGGTAAGCTTAAGTTGGTCGTCTCAAGCGGCGGTAACGCAAAATCTGGTGGCTGTATAGTTTACGTGGAGAAATAATGCCACAATTCTTTATTGTTCCTACGGAAGCGATCGATCCTGGACAAGGGACCGTATACTACGGCCCGTTATACTTCGAGTGGGGTTCTCCTGCTGGAGGTGGCACCGGAACGATTCCTCGAATTGCTCATGAACATTATGCGTTTGTGAACGGAATGTTAGTACTTGCTGAAGTCAATGCAACCGACTTGGCTTTTTTGGAAGCGCAATCTGACGTCGCTATTTTTCCCGAGGACTTGAACACGCCCGTTCCCACTCAAGGTAGTATAAAGGATATTCTCGAAGATCACAAGTTACCAACAAAATGGTTGAATCCCTCAACGACGCATCTCGAACTTCTGAGAAGTATTGGCGGTATCATGCAATTTGCGCAACTATATCGTCAATTTGCTCGCGACGAAAATGGTATACACGACTTATTTGAGAATGCAACTTTAGATACGCGGCTAAAGAATTTGACAGCTCAAGAACAGGCATGGTTTCAGCAAACTTATGAAGCTCTTGCTGCTAGTTTTGGTATTCAAGATCCACCATCTCTCAACACCAATTCGCAGCTTCGCCAGTTAGCAAAACAAGCTGCCGATCTATGGCAAGATACACCGTTCAAAATCGCAGGATATGAGTTCTAAATATGGCCGTTGCTACTGATTCTTTCACCAACTCTGACGGAACTGAACTAAATTCCCACAACAGTAACTGGGTTGAATATTCAGATACGTCCGGTTCAGAAATGGAGATCAATAGCAACGGATGCACCGTAGATGGGGCTTTAGGCGGAGAGAAAGCTTATGGTTGGAATGCTACTTTCGCCAACGATCAAATATCATCCTGCACATTAGTGGCCGAGACTAACAATGTCATCATTGGGGTGGCTGTCCGGGTCAATGGTGCCGGCTCTTATTATGGCCTTTACTGGGACTTAAATGAAACGTGGATGTTTGTGAACGATTCCGGTTCATGGACGCAAAAGGGTAGTAAAGGTGTTGGTTATTCTGTCAATGACGACATCGACCTCAAAGTAGAAGGGACGACGCTCACCCCAGTCATTAACGGTTCAACAGATACCAATGTAGGAACCGCCACAGATAGCACGCATTCAAGCGGAGACGCTGGCGTGTGTGGTTATGGTAGTGGAACCGGAACACGAATTGATGATTGGGTTGGGGATGACATAGTCACTGGTTACTCAATCGATTTGGACGCCGGCTCTTATATCCTTACCGGGTTGGCAGCCACTTTCAAGGTCTCAAGAGAACTTGACTTGAATGCTGGCTCATATACACTGACGGGACAGGACGCGACCTTTGCGGTCGGCCGAAAACTTGTTCTCGATGCGGGCAGCTACACATTGACCGGTTTTGATGCTACGTTTGGTAGAACTTACGCTATCCCTCTCGATCTGGGAACCTACACGCTGTCTGGACAAGACGCCACTTTCAAAGTTTCTAGAGCTCTTGCCTTGGATACAGGTAGCTACACGTTGTCTGGTCTTGACGTTTCATTCACAAGAGGTTACACTATTTCGCTTGATTTGGGCACGTACACTTTGTCCGGTCAAGACATTACCTTCAAAACCTCTCGTGTGCTGGATCTGGACACAGGTTCATACACTTTGTCCGGTCAAGACATCACCTTCAAAACCTCTCGCGTGCTGGATCTGGACACAGGTTCATACACATTGACGGGACAACCTGCAGATTTTGCGGTTTCACGTGTTGTAGCTTTAGATAATGGCTCTTACGTGGTTACGGGCTATGATGCAACACTTACGTATAATCCAACTGGAGGATACTCCATTGACCTAGATTTGGGCTCTTACACCTTATCTGGATTAGACGCGACTTTCAAAATCTCAAGAGTTTTGGATTTGGATGCTGGAAGTTACGCTATCACGGGTCAAGACCCTATTATCGCGGTGAATCGTAAGCTAGATTTGGATGCAGGTTCATACACGTTGTCTGGTAACGATGTGACGTTTGCTAGAGCCTACGTTATCGCTCTAGCACTCGGAACTTACACTTTAGCTGGTTATGATGTTGCGTTTACTTACAGCGGAGTGGCTGTCCCGGTTCTCAGATTCATGGCGATTGAGTCTGAAGATAGACTTTACCCAATCAATGCTGAGGATAGGTTCTTAGCAGTTGAGCAAGAAGAAAGAATTCACACCATAAAGGAGTAAAAATATGGCAACTTACGTTAAGATAAACGACTGGGTTGAAAACATGAATGAGGTGGCAGACTTAGACGGTGACACTTTTACAGTGGCACTTTCTAACACAGCTCCAGGCTCCGAAACCACGCCCCCCACCGGTGACGGTGACGGTATATTGGCCAACATTACAGAAGTCAGCTACACTAACTGTTCGTCTCGAGACCTGGTATTGGCATCCAGTTCACAAACGTCTGGTACTTACACATTGGACTTCAACAACTTGACATTGACCGCTTCCGGCGGTACTGTCGGCCCGTTTCGTTATGTCTACATTTACGACAATACACCAACCTCACCAGCTGACCCGTTAGTCTGCTATTTCGACTACGGTTCTTCAATCACGTTGAATGATACCGAAACGTTGGATATCAACATCAACGCCAGTGGTCTCTTCACGATAGCATAATGCCCGAGCGATTCGTCAAAGACCCAGATGCAGTATTAGACTTTACGTTCGATTTTGCGCCACTCACGAACGGAAGAGAGGGCGCGGGATCTGACTGGCTTGATACTGCGAATAGTGAAGTCATAAGCACCCATACTATCACAGCAGAAACTGGGATTACGGTTGACAGCAGTAGCCAAACGGACACTAATACAAGCGTAACTGTGTGGTTATCTGGAGGCACCGCAGGAACCACTTATACGGTCGCTTGCAAGATCGTGACAGATGCTTCTCGCACCGAGGAACGTTCTATCAAAATCTATGTAAAGGAGCGATGAAATGAGTTTCTCGTACTCACTTGAATTGGATGACAATGTTTCATTAGTTCGTTTCCATATTGCAGACACTGATCCCGACGGCTACTACTTAGACGATGAGGTTATCAATTACCTGCTTACAACACACAGCAGCGATATTGGTGCGGTAGTTAATGCGTGTATTCTTAACATCATCGCGCAGTTATCAGCTCCGGATTTTACAAAGGATTGGTTAGCCGTTTCAAATGCTGAGGCACGTCGAGGGTACGAGAATTTGCGAAGGCTAAAACGAATAGAACTTGGGACCACGACTGGCGGTATCACGCCCACTTCTCAAATCGAGCTTTCTTATCGTGGCGACAGCGAGCAAGATTCAACTGATTCTACTTTTGATGGTGGTGAAGATGTTGTTTAAGGGAAACTTTGCTGGCCGTTTGAATTCTCGAATTCAGAAGCTGGCTTACTCTGACATTTGTGTGTTCATCGATCGAGCAGAGGGAAGCCTTGATACGTATGGTCAACCAACTGTCACGGAAACTGAAACGCGAGTAAGTTGTAGTTTCACCGACAGCCCGAAGATTGAAGAGTGGAAGAGTTTCGCTGACATCGAAGAGATTGCAGCCGAGGTTCGGTTCAGTAATGAACTTGTGTCTCCGGTTAGTGGCGACAAAGTCAAAATCATCAATCGGTTCAAGCGTCATTCTTTTCCCGATACCACGTACGAGATTGTCGGGATACGAGACAGAGGAATATTTGGTTATGTTTGCGCATTGAAGGTGACTAGGTTATGAGCGTACAATTTGACGATCGAGAAGTGCAAGCTGCATTCAAACGAATGACACTAAATGTTGATGACATGAGAAACATTATGGATGACATGGCAACAGTCGTTACCGAAGTGCAGAATCGTTTGGTCCCTGTTGACGAAGGAGAGACTCGAGATTCGATCGATTCTTACATTCAACTTGCTACTGCAACTGAGATTGTATCTCATGTAGGGCCGACAACGAAGTATTCTCCAACTATTGAGTT